GCTGGGAGCTGTGCGCCTGATCGCGAAGAGCATGCGTGGCATGTCGCGCGTGCCGAACGACTTCATTCGCTTCGCGTCCGTCAACACGGAGGCGGCGCTGCGTGCATCCATGGGAGCGGCCGCGGCGTTGGCCGAGGATCAGCAGTTCCTCGAGGGCATTGGATCGTCGACGAAGCCCAAGGGAATTCTGACCTACACGACGTCGACGAACCGCGTCGTGCAGCCTGGAAAACTGACCCGCTGCGACGCAACGACGACTGCCACGGATGGCGATACGCTGATCGCCGAGGACATCGCCACCATCCAGGCCCTCTACGAGGAGACCAAGGACCCAGCGCCGGCGACGGCGTGGATTATGAGGCCGCGCGTCTGGGCCGCGATCCGCAATCAGCGCAGCCTCGTCTCGACTGATGCTCAGGCGTTTCTCTTCCTGGATCAGGCCGACCTCGCGCCGGGAGCCGGCACCACCCTGAAGGGCATTCCGGTGCGGACGACCGTGCAGCTATCGCACAATCGCGTCAAGGGATCGGGCACCGACCTCGACGCGATTCTGTATGGCAACTTCGCGCGCGTGATCATCGGGCGCTCCGGCGCAATCGAATTCGCCGCGTCAGATCAGGTGTATTTCACCACCGACAAGATGGCCATCCGGGCCATTCTGCGCTCGGATCTGGCGCTGGAGCATGAGGAGTCGCTGGTCCTGACCGACTTCCTGGACAAGATCGGTCAGATCTCGCTGTAACCGCACAATAACGGGACGCCCAGGTCCGCGTTGTGTGGGCCTGGGCCCTCGACCCGACTCTGGGAACGCCCCAGAGCCCCAGAGCGAAGGGAGGAGCGGCCAATGGGCGCAGCAATCATCAACGATCTCAAGAACAACCTGCTCGCGGCGGATGGCGCCAATAGTCTGGTCCCTGCAGTCCGGACCTCGAGTGCCAATGGCACGGGCGTCGACATGGTCGAGGCGGATGGCCCGTGCTTCGCCATCCTGCATGTGGGCACGGTGTCGGGAACCACGCCGACCCTCGATGTCACGATCGAGGAGTCGACGGCGTCCGGCGGCACGTACACGGCCATCACCGGAGCCGCGTTCACGCAGATCACAAATTCAAGCCATCTCCTGATCATCAACTTCAAGCGATCGAAGCGCTTCGTGCGCGCGGTCGCGACCATCGCGGGGACATCGCCCTCGTTCGCGTGTGCCGTGATCGTTCTGGGAATGAAGAAGGCCAACTGATGCTGACTCCACGTCGGCGGGGAATGAGTCGGGCGTGGCCGGCGGAACGGCCCCGCGGGTCCGCGCCCGAAGATCGCCCCGCCGATGACATGTCGCCCGCGCCTCACCCTCGCACCGAACCACCGGGCGGCTATCTCACGAAGCCCGCGCGCCCTCGTCGCACCAAGCGCCGGGCCCGGCGTCGCTAGATGCCAGCAGAGGATCTCATCACCCTCGCCGAGGCCAAGTCGTTCCTGCATCTCGTCACGACGGCTGATGACGGCAAGGTCCCGCCGCTGATCACGGCCGCATCGCGGTGGGTCGAGCAGCTCTGCGACCGCCAACTCGCCAGACGGCCAGTGACGAATCAGCGGCTGCGTAGCATCGACAGCGAGTTCCTCGAGCTCCCGATCTGGCCCGTTGATATCACGGCGACATTCACCTGCACGCTGGATGGACTCGCCGTCACCGTCTGGCGCGCGCATGCCGACGGCGACCCTGCGACCTACGACGCCATGGTCGAGCCGGGATCCAGAGCCGTCCTGCGCAAGGCACGCGGGACGTGGCGTGGATCCTCGGCCTTCCCGATACTTGTGACATATACCGGTGGCTATAGCCCAATTCCCGCCGATCTGAAGGCCGCGTGTCAATACCTGACTCAGAAACTCTGGCGCGACCAGGAGCATCAGCGGACTGGCATCACATCGATCAACGCGTCATCGGGCGGCGGTGTCGGGTACGGCGGGACTCCGCTGATGCCAGATCCGACCATCCCGGGCGAAGTGCTCAAGCTGCTCGCACCGTATCGGCGCTGGAGCGTCGCGCTGGCGTGATGGCGATCCGGCTCGTCGTCGATCTCGACACCATGCGCCTCAAGGACCTCCCCCAACTCGCCCAAGCGGGGGCTCACGCCGCGATGCAGGCCGGAGTCCTCCTGGTGGAGCGCGCGGCGAAGCAGAACCTCTCGGGACGGGTGCTGCGCGTCCGGACTGGACGACTCCGGAGTTCGGTGACGACGGCAGTCTCCGGATCGGGTACGGACCTTGAGGGTCGTGTGGGAACGAACGTGCCCTACGGAGCCGTGCATGAGTTCGGGGCTCGTCCGCATGCGATCTTCCCGCTGCGGGCGCGGCGATTGCGATTCCAGACGGGCGGTCGGGTCGTCTTCTCCAGGCGGGTCCAGCATCCTGGCGCGCCGCCGCGGCCGTGGCTCGGCCCGGCCTTGCAGGAGCAGTCTCAGCAGATCGTGGACCTGTTCCGCTCATTCCTCGGTACGCGCCTTGAGAGGGGCGCCTAGATGCCGGCGCCGCTGAGGCTCCAGATCCTCGATGCCGTGGAGGCAGCGCTCAAGCTGATCTCGACGGGTGCGGGATATCACACCTCACCGGTGGTGACCCGCGTATGGCTCACGCCGGAGCAGCATTCCACATTCCCTGTGCTGACGGTGACCGAGGGATCTGGTTCGACGTTTGTTCCGAGAGCGGCAGGCCGAGTCTATGAGCACGGCTTCGTGGTCGCGATCCATGGATACGTCAAAGCCAACGACGGCAAGCTCCGTGGGCAATGGCTGGAGGAGCTGCACGCTGATGTTGTAGCGTGTCTGCTCGCCAGCGAGGACCTCGGGGGCCTCGTGCGGCAAATGGAGTTTGGTGCCCTCGATACGGATGAAGGCTTCTGGGAGCCGATCGGCGCGTTCATTCAGGATGTCACTGTGCGTGCGACGGAGGTGTTCTAATGCCGCACTACCGCGTCATGGCAGGTATCAACTGGCTCGATCGCGATGGACGAGAGTGTCGTGCCGAAGCCGGAGACGTGATCGAGCTCGATGAGCAGATCGCCGCCGCGCTCGGGGTCGACGTGGTGACGCCGGCGCATGACCAGGAGGAGGAGTAGGCCATGGCCTTCGCAGCCGGCAAGGGCGCCAAGATCCTGTTCGATGAAGTGGACATCTCGCCGTATCTCGGCCAGTTCGAGAGTGCCGTCGAGGCCTCGCAGATCGAGGCATCCCCATTTGGCTCTGAGTTCGCCGAGTTCATCACCGGGATCCGTTCCGGGCGCGTGTCATTTCAGGGCTTCTACGACTCGGCTGCGAACGCGATCGACGAGAAGTTCCGTACGGTCATGACGCAGGGCACGCTGGGCCAGCTCATCACCATTGGCCCCGTCGGCTATGCGATCGGCAAGCCGACCATTCTCCTGAGTTCATCGTTCGCGCGCTACAGCCTCTCTGGGCCAGTCGACGGCATGGTGGGGCTCACGGCCGAGATCAACGCGGACGGAGGGACGGAATTCGGCGTGTCGCTGCACGACCTCACGGCTGAGACCGCCACGGGCAACGGGACGGGCTACAACAGCGGCGCCGGGACGACGAACGGCGGCGTGGCGCATATCCAGTGCACGGCGGTCACCGGATCCTCGCCCAGCCTGACCGGGAAGGTCCAGCACTCCACGGACGGGTCATCATGGTCGGACTTGGTGACCTTCGCGGCCCTCACCGCGGCCGGCAAGGAACGCGTCGTCGTCGCCGCCGGCACGACGGTCAATCAACATCTCCGGGCGACCTGGACGATCGCTGGCACGACGCCGTCGTTCACCTTCCATATCTCATTCGCGAGGAGGTAACCGATGGCCGCCAAGGCAGCCAAGAACGCAGTCTTCAAGGTCGATGACTCGGGCGGCACGCTGCGCGATCTCTCGGCCTTCCTCAACAACATCGACTTCAATCGCGAGCGGAACGCGCTGGAGACGTCGGTATACGGGCTCGGGGAGCGGCGGTACATCGCGGGCAAGCATCGGGGAACATTTTCAGTGACGGGCCTCTTCGATGACACGGCGACGACTGGCCCACACGCGGTCCTCTCGAAACTGCCTGGGGCGGCCGCGACGTCGACGTTCGAGTACGGACCGGAGGGCGGCGCGAGTGGCAAGCCGCGCATCACCGGCGAATGCGTCTGTACGGCGTATCGCATCTCGGCAGGCGCGGACGCGGTGGTGAGCTTCAGCGCTGAATTCACGATCACCGCCGCGGTTACACACAACACGTTCTAAAGCCAGGAGGCCGTATGGCGTTCGGGGCAGTCCCGATCACACTGGACAGAGATCGACAGCTCAGATTTGACATTGAAGCACTCGCCGATCTGAAGAAGCTGACAGGAAAGTCACTCCTCGCACTCATCTCGGAGATGCAGGCGGGAGATGTGGTGGCGTTACGCGACTGCCTATGGGCGGGCCTGAAGCATGAGGACCGAAGCCTCGACAACCAGACCACAGGTTTGAGGCGTGTCGGCATCCTCATCGAGACGGCTCTGGCGCAGGAGCGCATCAAGATCTCGGACCTGGGCGACGCCGTGGCGAAGGCGATCGACGCATCTCGGATCTACGGAAAGCTTCTGCCGGAGACGGATAACGGAGCGAGCGCGCCCCCTTCGGAGGCCACTCCGCCCGCCTGACGTGGGAGGAGTGGCTCGATGAGACTCAGCGCGTCGCCTATGGGCTCCTGCGGCTTCGACCGTGGGAGTTCTGGAGGCTGACGCCAGGAGAGATCACCGACATGATCAATGCGGTGATTGAGGAC